ATACTCATTTCTTAATGTATCATCTGCAGGTATAAATCTCCAAGGAATTGATCTCCACTTTTCGATATCTTCACCTTCAAATCTCAAACCTTTATCTTCTGGCGCATAATTTTTTGGTGGATCTATATATGTATTGGTTGATACTCTACTCCACACAACAGGAAATATATCATCGACCTCGTGTTCTGCCCATAGTTGTTTAACTTTGGCAAGACACAATTCTCTATTGTATTCAACCTTACGTTGATAATCCCAATATTCTTGGAGATGAAAATATTCTTTTTCTGTTATGGGCATAGTCATATTTATTTTAGAAAAAACTATCTAAAGTATTTCTCCTCGAATGTCTGAACAAATCAAATTCTTTATCTTCACTAAAATACCATACATTTTCAATAAAGATATCATTCATAAACTTTTTCTTTTCTTCTTCGTCTTTGAATAATTTATCACTCTTAGGTCGTTGCATAATTCTCATACCAATCTGTCCTCTAAACTTTTCTGGTATTCGATCAATTAAATTATCACTTGTATAATATCTTACACCTTTGACTTTTGGATCCATAATATTAATTAAGGTATGTTTACTTTTTTCAATACATTTTAATGATACAGGAACAAAGAAGTTGTCTTGCCACGAATTGTATTCATTAAACTTATGCCATGATTGATCTTCTTCATGTTCACCGCCTTTGTTATATTCTTCGGTAGAAAAATATGGTGGAGAAGTAAATGAACAATCAATATTGTCAATTTCATCCCAAGGTAAATCCTCTGCACCACAACGATAGATAGTAACTTTCTTTGATGCATTGATTGTAAACATATCACGTTCTTCTTTAATAATAGGATTATTATTACCTAATATCTTTTCATACTCATAAACTTGATTTAAATATCTTGCAAAAGTATTTGGATTTGGATCACAACCAATATATTCCTTTGCATTACTTGTATAGAAACCTGCAAGTCGATCACCCCATCCACAACTTGTATCTAATACTCTTTTAGCATCAGTCATATCATAGATTGCTTTTGCTACAAGTGGTTTAAATTGTGTTGCAATATAAGTTCCTAAACGAAATGCTGACATATAAACAACTTCATTTAATTCTCTTCCTGAGTTAATACCTCTCCAAATAGGTCCAAAACAACGCCATATATCTTTTGCATTACCATTTTGCCATACATCAACTGGTGCTTTAAAACCATAACTGCCACAATTCAATCTTAGTTCTTGGTGAAAATAATCAGAACATAAATTGTAAACACTCGATGCATCAACAATACCTAATCCATATTCTTTAAAATTGTGTTTATAGTCATCATACTTTTCAAAAACATCTTTATCGATATTATCAATAGGATTATATATTTTACTTGTATCAAATGATTTAAGTTTTAAAAAGTTTTCAATCATATCTTCTTTTGTTCTTTTCTTAAATGGAAAAGGTGGTCTGTGTGTAGCAATATATTCTGCCAAGTCTAATCGAAACTGTTCTTTACCTAATTTTTCTGTGACTTCATCAAACTGTTTTGTATTCATAGTCGGAAGTCCGTCTTTATTTGTGTATGGTGTAAAGTCAAACATTAGGCAAAAAAACTTTCTATTGTGTTCATACCACTAGCATCAACTTGCCACTTAATTGCATCTAAGATAAATCGTAATGGTTCAAAAAATGATTTCTGAAATTGTTGATCATAATCAATCAATGGATGAAAGTTAAACTGTGATGGTAGTTTTGTTATAAAAGATATGACATTTGTTTGATGTGTATTTGGTTTTCTTAACAAAAGATATTTGATTTTATCACCCTCATTAATATAAGAAAATCTTGTTTGTAATCCTTTTTCTTTGAGTATGTGATTATAAATGAGAGCACCTTTGACATGCATTGGTGTTGACTTACGAAAAATAGAATTAGGATCTGCATACTTTTTTAGACCTTTGACTGATCTTGGAAATGCAATCTGTTCAGGTGATAGATGTTCAAACTCAGTTCGAAATGTATTCACAAACTCTCGTAATTCTTTTTCTGATTGGGTCATAATAATCTTTAGTGCTTGTTTAATCTTTGAACGACACACTTGCGGTGTTGATGTTTTGACTGCTTCAATACCCATGATCTTTAATTGTGGTTCTGCATATTGAACACCCTCACTATTATGAACATGAAGAATGTATCTTTTCTTGGCAGTCCAAATACCTTTGTCCGCAATCACTTCTCGTTTCATCTGCATCTTTTGTTGATAAGCATTAACATACTCTGCCAGTTCTTCATAACACTTATCAATATATGGTTCAATCTTTTCTTCACAAAATTTATCTAATACTTTAACAACTTTTGTTTTATCAACATCATTACCAAGTTTCTTTACTAAACCTGACATATTAATATAAATTGAATCTGTGTCTGAAGCAATAATGTAATCTTCTTTATCAGTTTTTAATAACTTGTTTAGATACTCATTCATTTTATTTTCAATCCAACGAATAGAAAATTGACCAGACGTAGTGATTGCTTCTGCCTCTCGATGGTCATAATAACGAAAATATTGATTACCAATCGCACCATAGGCACTGTTTAATGAAATCTTTTTTGAGAATTGAATAATATGATACTTGGCGATATCATCTAATAACTTTTTATTCTTTGTCTTTTCATATTCTTGTTTTGCTTCAATCATCAACTTCTTATACTTCACACGGTCATCATATTCTTTCTGCATAATTTCTGGTAAAAAACCTTGAAAATCTGTTTTGTACATTGTACCATTTGCCGCTAAAGTAATATTATTGTCTTTAAGTTTTGATAGATTATATTTTTTGTTTAGAAGTTTATCAATAGACACTTCGGTTTTAGAATTAACAATTGTTTCTGGTGAGATATTGTATTGCATAATCAAGTGTGGATATAGAGAGTTCAAGTCAAATGACACAACCCATTCATGTAATCCGACTTCAGGATCTTTCACATAAGCACCAACTAATTCTTGTGAATCACTATCTTTCTTTAATGGTACAGGTATGTTCTTTTTTCTTAAAAAGTTATAAATCAAACAATCCCAAGTTCTTACTTGTGAAAAGATGTCTTCATAGTTGACTTTGGCGTTGTATGCCATTGTAATACACAATTCAATTAATTTAAGTTTTTGTTCTAGTCTATCAACAAGTTCAACGTCTTGAATATTATAATCAACAAAAGATTGATAATCATTAGTGTACCATTCTTTAAATGTTTCATATGGGTTATCATCTTTTTTTTCACCCAATTCAACCTCTGCAATATGATCTAGTTTAAAACTTTCTTGGTTTTTGACAGTGAGTTTTTTATACAAATCCATATAATCTAATTGTGAAACACCGAGAATATTAAAACGTGAATGTGTTCGACCCATAACATTCAAGTCATCACTACGAACAATATTCCAAGGTGATAATTTCTTTACATCACGTTCACCAAGTATGTTGATAATACGATTACACAAATAAGACATATCAAACAGTTTACTATTCCAACCAGTGATAATGTCTGGACAGTTTTGTTGCCAAAAACTCAGAAAGTCAGACAACATATGTTTTTCAGATTGACAACGAATAAATTCAACATATGATTTGTCTGTTTTAAAATCAGCTGTACCCCAAACAACGATTTTACCATTGTTATGATTCTTAATTGTAATACAAAGAACTTCTTCATTGGCATCACCAGGATCTGGAAAACCATTCTCACACGCAACCTCAATATCAATAGTAAAGATTTTAATTTTTTTTAGATCATAATCAATATCATCAGGATAATAATCAGAAATATATTGATAGTTGAAACGTTCCATACCATAGGCAAAACCATCATGACCTTTGTATCGTTCGATGAACTCTTTTGCCTCTTTAATTGATTTAAACTTTTTAGGAATTAAATACTTGTTATCAAGTGATTTGTATTTTGTTTTGTCTTTGTATTGATGATACATGGTAGGTTGATAATACACTCGATCATCAAATCGTTTACCACCTTGTATTCCTCTTACAAGAATTTCATTACCATATTGTATTACATTTGTATAAAAATCGTTCAAGGTATTTTTACTTCCAATCCAT